CCAAGCAAAGCACTGGCCAGCTCAAGACCTTCCGCGTCGTCTCCGTCGGCGCTGCGAATACGGTCGTGATTACGCCGCCAATCATCAGCGCAGCTAGCGCGCCTACGCAGTCCGAGCTCCAGTATCAGAACTGCGAACGCACCGGCCTCGGCGGCGCAGCGCAAGCGATCGTCTTCCTCAACACGACGACCGCCGACTACAACTGCTTCTGGCACAAGTCTTCGATCGAACTGCTCCCAGGTCGCCTCGCGATCCCGGAGAACGCAGGCGTCGCAGTGATGCGCGCAACGACCGACCAGGGCCTCGAGGTCGTGATGCAGAAGCAATTCGACATCGCGAGCTCGCTCACGCAGTACCGCGTCGACGTGCTCTTCGGCACCGCGATGCTGAACCCCGAGATGGCGGGCGTTCTGCTCTTCGACCAGTGATTCGCTGAGCGCGAGCGAAAGAGGGAGCGACTTCGGTCGCTCCTTTTTTTTTGCCTTGCGCGTGCTACCGTCGCGACATGCTCACCAAGGGTTACGCTAAGGGCTCCGTCTCGAAGAACATCAAGACCGAGATGAAGGCCGGCAAGCCGCCGAAGCAAGCCGTCGCGATCGCGCTCTCGACTGCGCGCAAAGCGAAGAAAGGCAAATGAGATGGCGCTCGTCTATCGCTGGCGAAAAGCTCACGGGCTCGAATATCGAAATGAAGCCCCGCACCTCGTCGAGAAGCGTCTCGCCGAAGGGTGGAGCACGAGCAAGGTCGTTGCCATCGCTGCGAAGACTGCCGTGCCCGTCGCCGCTGCTGCTGCGCTCCCGGACGACGTGAGCGACGCCCCGCCAACGCGCGACGAGCTTGAGCGCAAGGCCGCAGAGCTGCGCATCAAGGTCGACAAGCGATGGAGCGACAAGACGCTAGCAGAGCGCATCGAAAGCGCGCTGAAGGGCTAACCTATGGGCTACACGAAGCGGCAGTACATCGAAGCGGCGCTGACGGAAATCGGCCTCGCTGATTACGTGTTCAACTCAACGCCTCAAGACCTCCAGACGGCCCTTCGCCGCCTCGACGGCATGATGGCCGAGTGGAACGAGCGCGGCATTCGCCTCGGCTACCCGCTGCCGCTCTCGCCGCAGCAAAGCGACCTCGACACGCAGACCTCGGTGCCCGACCGAGCGAACGAAGCGATCGTGACGAACCTCGCGTGCCGCATCGCCCCTAGCTACGGCAAGCAGGTGCTCCCCGGAACGATGGCGACCGCTCGCGGAAGCTACAACACGATCCTCGTGCGCGCAGCGATGCCGAACGACCAGCAGTTTCCGGGCACGCTGCCCGCAGGCGCAGGCAACAAGCCGTGGTGCTGGAACGGCAGTCCGTTCCTGCGCGGCCCCGTCGAGCCGGTGCTCGCCGGCAACGACGCGCCGATCGATTACGAATAAGGATTCGACATGCCGACGATTAACCAGCTCGCCTCCCTGAACCAGCTCTCGGGCTCCGATCAAATCCCGGTGTACTCTGCAAGCAACGGAGACGCGCGCCGCGCTTCCGTCTCGACGCTGCTCTCGTACGTCGAGCAAGCGTGGATGTCGCCGGCCTTCCAGCGCGTGACGGCATCGCCAACGCTCGCAGGTTTCACGCTCGCGCTCCCGACGACGGCGAGCTCGCTCTTCGTTCTGCTTACGCCGACGGGTCCGATGGCGACCGGCACCATCGTCCTCCCTGCCGCTGCAAGCGCCGCAGACGGGCAAGAAATCGTCCTTTACTCGTCGCAGGAGGTAACAGCGCTCACCTTCACGCTAAACGGCGCAACAGCCCTTAACGGCGCACCAGCAGGCATCCCCGCCGACGGGTCGATCACGCTGCGCTACGACGTGCTCTCGGTCGCGTGGTGGACGATTAGCAAGCCGTCGACGCTCGGCCTCACCAGCGGCACCTTCACGCCAGTTTACAACGGCGCAGGCATCGTAGGCACCGTGGTCTTCTCGTGCAACTACCAGCACACCGGCAACGTGGTCACGCTCGGGCTCACGATTACGACCGCTGCCGCTTCGACGCTGAGCTTCACGTCGGCGACGGACTACTTCGACGGGCTTCCAGGGCTCATTCTGCCCGTTGGTAACGTGGTTGCCGGCACGCCGGTCGGCGATGGACTGCTTGCGCTCTTCGCCAAATTCGCAGGAGTAACCAGGGTCGGATTTCAGAAGCCAGGCACGCCGGTCATCGTTTTTCCTGCGTCCACGTCGATTCAATACACCGTCGCAACGTACCTCATTTAAGGTTTCCATGAGCTATTATACCCAGGCATTCGCCCCCGTTTACGGCAAGGGCGTCACCGTTGCTCCAGGCGTCGCGAGCGCAGTGCAGGCGTTCCCAAATAACTCGTCAGCCGTCGAGCTGACGAACCTCTCGTCGACGATTCGCTGCTCGGTTCGCTTCGGCGAAACGGCAGCGCTCACGGCGGACCTCAGTGCAGACTACACCGTCATGCCTGGAATGAAATGCGTGATTACGAAGCAGCGCGGGTACGAGTTCTTCGCGTACATCGGCTCCGGCGCAGCCGGCAGCTTGCAAGTCATTCCAGGCGAGGGGCTCTGATGGGACTCAAAGCAGTAGCAAACCTCGGCGGCGGCGGCGGCACGGTTACGGGCAGCGGCACGCCCGGCAAGCTGGCGAAGTTTACCGGGGCGGGCACGTCCATCGGCGACTCGCTCCTGAGCGAATCGGGCACGACGATTACGAGCGCGGCGACGGCGGAAACGTTCACCAACGCGCAGACGTGGACCGTCGGTGCGCCGAACAGCCAGGCGCTCGTCGTCTTAAGCAACGCGGGACCAGAGCGCACGCTCGTCCTCGACACCATCGGCCGCACCGTCGGCGTGGGAACTGCCTCGGGGCCAGCGACAAATCTGCATGTCTCCGACGGCGTGACCGTTTTCGCTGGCACCACGGGCGCAGGCGTTCGCCTCGACCGCGCAACCGAGGCGCTCTTCTCGTCATCGGACGGCACGCGCTCCCTTCGCGCAGGGCTCACGGGCGGCGCCGCCGTTGTCGGAACCTCGACAGCGCACGACCTGCTCTTGCAGCGCGGCAACGTGACGGCGGCAACGCTCACGAGCGGGGCGATTGCGACTGTCACGCTAACCGCAGGCGGGGCAGGCTACACGAACGGCACCTACTCGCAGCAGGCGCTCACAGGCGGCACAGGCAGCGGCGCGACGGCGGACTTCGTGGTTGCCGGTGGCATCATCACGATCTGCGTCCTGCGCTCGCCAGGGACCGGCTACACGGCAGCAGACGCGCTGTCATGCGCGACCCTCGGTGCAGGCGCGGGCCTCATCATCACGGTCGCCACCATCTCGCAAGTCGTCGAAGGCTCCGGCAACGTCACGGCGCTCGGGCGCATTGGGGCTGGGACGGCTACGCCGCGCGCCGCGCTTGACGCCGTAGGGGCTATTTTGGTTCAGCCGGCAAGCGTGGTCGTCGCCGGAACCTCAAGAATTGACCTCGGGCTTGGAATTATTGATTCGGCAACATTATCTGCAAATAATGGCTTTGTTGGAGTCGGATTTTATCCGGCGCTAAATGCAACCGGGGTTAGTACAGGCACCCAAGGCTTTATTGCGTCTCCATCATGGTCAGTTACGACCGCTGGGCAATCGCCTTTTTCCACAGGGTTTCAAGCAAACTTCACCCGAAGCGGAGCATCCGACCTAGCAACAGGCGCGTCAATCTTCGGGTTTCGAACGTCTCTTTTTATTACGACCCCAGGCGCAACCGCAACGGCGTCTGTGCTTTGTTTCAACGCAAGCGCGTCGTTTTCAACCGCAATTGGTCACACTGTAACAACGCATTCGCGTTACGACTCGGGATCGCTCAACAACGCGGCAACAATCACCACGTTTAACGGTCTGAACATTGCGCCCGTTACTGGCACTGGAACCGTTGGGACATATTACGGCGTACGACTACAGGCGAACACGGTTTCGGCCATCACAAACCGCTGGGGCATCTCGCAAGAAGACACGCTCGCAAAGAATTATTTCGCGGGCAACGTCGGCGTCAACACGACAACTCCGGCGGGCAAACTCGACGTAAATGGCACTATCCGCACCGCTGGTTATACCGTCGCGACGCTGCCAGCAGGGACGGTCGGTCAGCGAGCGTATGTGACCGACGCGCTCGCTCCGACGTACCTGGGCGCGCTTGTTGGCGGCGGCGCAGTGACTGCACCAGTTTTTTACAACGGCGCGGCTTGGGTGTCGGCGTAATTTATCAAGGGAATCAAAATGGCAATGCACAAAAATACATACATCGAGCGCGTGCTAATCGCGTTGAACCCCGACGGCAGCTTCAAAGGCGCGCATCAAGAAAGCCTGCAAGTTATTACGGACGACGCAGGCACGGTGCTGGGTGCGACGCAACTAGGAGCGGTCGCCCTAACCGCTGAATCCCTCGCGCTCGCTCTGCCTGCTCAGGGCGCGCTCTTGGCGCAGCTTACAGCGATCACAGCCGAACGTGACGCGCTTATTGCCAGTGCTGCAGCGCCACCGAGCGACGTACTATGACCCCCGAACACGCGCTGAAGAACCTCGTCATCGTCGCGCATCGAGCGCAGAAGGCAGGGCTCTTAGAGCTCGCCGAAGCCGTCGGCGTCGCCGAGTCCGTCGAGGTGCTCGGCAAGGCGCTTGACGTGCAGCTCGAACCCGCCCCGGCGAACGAGTGATGGCCGCTGCGGCGAAGTGCAACACGCCGAAGCGGACCCCGAGTCACGCGACGAAGTCGCACGTCGTCAAGGCGTGCGAAGGCGGCAAGGAAAAGCTCATCCGATTCGGCCAGCAAGGCGTCAGCGGCTCGCCCCCAACGAAGGGCGAAAGCGACGCCGACAAGAAGCGCCGCGCATCGTTCAAGGCTCGCCACGCGGCGAACATCGCCAAGGGTAAGATGAGCGCGGCGTGGTGGGCAAATAAGGAAAAATGGTGAAATGGCGAACATCCCTCTTCTGTCCGGCATCTACGCCACGACGACGCCTGACTTCCGCACGGCGTACCCGGTGAACATGGTGCCCGTGCCGATGGCGACGGGCATCTCGGATGCGTACCTGCGCCCCGGCGACGGCATCGTGAGCGACGGCACGGGCCCTGGCATCGACCGCGGCGGCATCAATTGGGAAGGCAGCCTCTACCGCGTCATGGGCACGCGGCTCGTGCGCATCGACCCTACGGGCATCGTGCAAGACCTCGGCGACGTAGGCCCCGGCGGG